GGACGAGACGCCATCGGGTCGTGCCACTACGTCATCAACGCCATCCTCGATGGGCTGGACGTAGCGCCCCGTGTCTAACCCCCGGTATGCGAATGGCCACCGGCGTCGTCAACTCCGAGCCCGTGTCCTCGCCGCCTACGACAACTGCGCACTGTGTGGCCAGCCTGTGGACAAGACGCTCACGGTCCTGTTTGGGCAACACGGACGGCGTTGCCCCGGTGGTGGATGCCCCGGATGCATTCCTCATCCAGGTCGAGCAGAGGTTGACGAGATCATTCCCGTCTCCAAGGGCGGCGATCCACTCCTCTGGGCCAACGTGCAGCTCGCTCATCGACTTTGCAATGGCCAAAAGGGCGACGGAACGCGTCGAAAGGCGCCGATTCAGCCCGTAAACGCCGCTGCGAGCCGTAATTGGCTCGCAGGTGGGGGATAGCCCCTCCCCCGCCCCCACGGGCGCACCCCTTGGCATAGCGCCGATCTATCTATGACGTTTTTTTAGCCCCCAGGAGGTGACCCGCATGGCTGCACGCAAGCCCTCCCTCCGCGCGGTCACCGCCGACGAGGCACCGCCCGAGCCCCCCAAGCCCAAGACTCTCGCTGAGGCTGTCGAGTCTGGCACCTACCTCGAGATCCTGTGCGCTCAGCGTCGGCAGATGGTTGCCGATGTCGCGACCACGACCGGCCCGGCACTCGCCGCCCTGCACCGCCAGATCGCGCTCCACTCCAAGGAGATCGCGTCCTTGCAGGCCGAGGCCAAGCAGGAGGCGGACGAGGATGCCGAAGTCGCCGACGAAGCGTTCGACTCCGAAGCTATCTGACGTCGCCCGTCACGTCGTCGTCCCTCAGGGCGTCGCTACGACCGGCTGGCCTGCGGTCAAGGCGAAAGCGGCCGAGCTCGGCGTGACGTTCCGCTGGTGGCAGGAGCCGATCGGCCGGATCATCCTCGGCAAGCGAGCCGATGGCAAGTACGCCTCGACCATCGGCGGCACGGGCCTCTCGATCCCCCGCCAGGTCGGCAAGACCTTCCTCGTCGGCATGGTCGTGTTCGCCCTCTGCCTGCTGCGCCCCAAGCTCACCGTCGTCTGGTCAGCTCACCGTGTCCGCACGGCTGAGGAGACCTTCAAGAAGCTCCAGGCGCTCACCCGCCGCAAGCGCATCTCGCCGTTCGTCTCCCGAGTCATCCTCGGATCCGGCGAGGAGTCGATCGAGTTCACCAACGGATCGCGCATCCTGTTCGGTGCTCGAGCAGCTGGCTTCGGTCGTGGCTTCGACGAGGTCGACGTGGTCGTGTACGACGAGGCGCAGATCCTCGGAGACGCAGCCCTCGACGACATGATCCCCGCCACGAACCAGTGCCGGCAGCCCGAGGGCGCGCTGATGCTGTTCATGGGCACCCCGCCGAAGCCGAACGATCCGGGCGAAGTGTTCACCCGGATGCGCACCGAGGCGCTGTCCGGCGAGGACACCGACACGGGCTGGGTCGAGTTCGGCGCCGACGAGGGCTACGTCCCAACCTCCGCGCCGGCCGCACTGACTGACGCGGATTGGAAGCAGGTCGCGAAGGCGAACCCTTCCTACCCCGACGACACGCCGCGCGAGGCCATCCTGCGGATGCGCAAGAAGCTCGGCGAGGACTCGTTCAAGCGCGAGGGCCTCGGCATCTGGGACAAGGTCCAGCAGCGCAAGACCGTCATCGACATGACGCGCTGGGCCGAGCTCGCGACGGCGACACCGCCGAAGGATGGCAAGAAGGCGATCGGCGTCAAGTTCTCCCCGGATGGCGCAGTCGTCGCCATCGGTGCAGCTCTCCACGCGGAGGGCGAGCCGATCCACGTGGAGCTCGCCGAGTACCGATCAATGACCGCCGGCACAGGGTCGCTCGTCGCCTCTCTCGCGGAGATCCACAAGGAGCTCACGACGATCGTGGTCGACGGCAAGGCTCATGCCTCAGCCTTCATCCAGGCGTTGCGCGACGAGGGCGTGCCGGCATCGGCCATCACGGTCCCGACAGTCGACGACGTCATCAAGGCGCACTCGCTCCTCGACGAGGCGATCAAGGGCGGCACGCTCACCCACTTCGCCCAGGAGCCCCTCGACGAGTCGATCGGTTCGGCCGGCAAGAGGGCGATCGGAACCCGCGGTGGATGGGGCTTCGAGCCTGTCGGAGAAGGCGACGTGACCCCAGCCGAGGCCGTCGTCCTGGCGCACCTCGGCGTAATGACCAGCAAACGCAAGCCCGGACGTCGAGCAAAGGTGGTGGTGCTGTCGTGAGTTCCGACCAGATCACCATCAGCGACCTCGAGAAGCACGAGCAGGACGCACTCAACGAGTGCTGGGGACAACTGCGGGACAAGACGCCGCGCAACCAGCTCCGGGCCGCGTACTACGACGGCAAGAACGCCGTGAAGGATCTCGGCATCTCGACCCCGCCACACATGCGCCGCATCGCGCTCGTGCTCGGCTGGTCGGCAAAGGCGGTCGACACCCTGAACCGTCGCTGCAAGCTTGAGGGCTTCACCACCACGAGCGACGAACTGGCGGCAACGGTCGACCAGATCATGCTCGACAACCTCCTTGCGATGGAGGCGCCCCAGGCTGGCATCTCCTCGCTGATCCACTCCACGGCGTTCCTGGTGACGACGCAGGGGATCCAGTCCGAGGGCGAGCCGCCGGTCATCATCACCGCGAAGGATGCGCTGTCTGGCACTGGCATCTGGGATCGTCGCCGGCGCGTGCTCCGCAACTTCCTCTCGGTCATCGAGACGAACGAGGACGGCGACCCGACCGAGCTCGTCCTCTACATGCCGAACCTCAACATCCTCGCTTCCCGTGACGGCAACACCTGGACCGTCGATCGACGCACTCACGACTACGGCGTCCCCGTCGAGCCCCTGGTCTACCAGCCACGCCTCGCCCGACCGTTCGGATCCTCAAGGATCTCGCGTGCGGTGATGAGCTTGCACGACTCGGCTCTGCGCACGGTCCTCCGCTCCGAGGTTACTGCCGAGCTCTACAGCGTTGCTCAGCGCGTCCTCCTCGGCGCCGACGAGTCCGCCTTCACCGACGCCGACGGCAACATGAAGTCGATGTGGCAGGCGGTCCTTGGGCGCGTCTGGGCGATGGGCCGCGACGAGGAGGGGAACGTCCCCGACATCAAGGAGTTCTCCTCGGCGCCGCAGACCCCGCACGTCGAGCAGCTGCGCACGTGGGCGGCTCTGTTTGCCGGCGAGACGTCCATCCCGATCACCAGCCTCGGCATCGCCACCGACTCGAATCCGACGTCGGCGCAGGCGTACGAGGCATCGCGCGAAGACCTGTTCGCCGAGGCAGAGGGCACGACCGATGGCTGGTCGCCGGCGTGGCGGCGCACGATGTCCCGCGCCCTGTCGATGTACGACGGCACGAACGCTGCGGAGATCAACCAGGTCCGCCCGAAGTGGCGCGACGTCCGCACCCCCTCGCGCGCCGCAGCTGCTGATGCGGCCGGCAAGACGATCGAGAAGTTCCCGTGGCTCGCCAACAGCGAGCTGGGCCTGGAGCTCTACGGCTTCGATCAGGACTTCCTCGACCGCGCCAAGGTCGAGCTGCGCAGGCAGCGCGGATCCGCCGTGCTGGACATCCTCCGCGGCGCAGCGACGAACGTGGTGAACGATGGCGACGGCAGCACCGACGCTCCTGCGTAGGAGTGTCGCCGCCCTCGCCACGTACGCAGAGCGCGACCTGTCCGCCCTGTGGCGCGAGATCGACACCCCCGAGCGCGCACGTACCGCCCTGATGGACACGCTGCCAGCGCTGGTCACCACCTACAGCGAGGCAGCGACCATGATCGCCGCCGACTGGTACGACGACACCCGCGAGAAGGCCGAGGCCCGCCGTCGCTTCACGGCCACTCCGGTGGCGGTCACCGACCGCGGGGCCCAGGCGCTCGCCGGCTGGGCAGTCACCACCGCGGTCGACGTGCCGAGCCTGCAGACCCTGGTCAGCGGCGGCGTACAGCGACGCATCGCAGACCACCTCCGCATGACGATCACCGAGAACTCGATCGTCGACCCGTCCGCGCAGGGCTGGGTCCGCGTCGGCAACGGCGAGTGCGACTGGTGCAGCCAGTACCTCACCGGCGACGTCTACCACGTCGAGGGCTATGACTTCCCGGCCCACGATCACTGCAACTGCACGGCTGTCCCTGCCTTCTGACAGCCCCACACACTCCCCCGGCGACGTCGGGGTTACGCCCACGCGCAGCGGTCAATGCGCGGTCGATGGAGGAACGATGTCCGAGACACCCACCGAGGGCGGCAACACCAGCGGAGAGACGCCCACCGCAAACGAGTTCGAGCCGATCACGTCCCAGGACGACCTCAACAAGGTCATCTCTGAGCGCATCCAGCGCGAGCGTGCCAAGTACGCGGACTACAAGGACGTGAAGGCGAAGGCGGCGAAGCTCGACGAGATCGAGAACAGCAACCGCACCGAGGCCGAGAAGCACCAGGCCCGCGTGACCGAACTCGAGTCCGAGCTCAACGCCGTCCGCAGCGAGTCCATGCGCCTGCGGATCGCAAGCGAGCACGGCATCACTGACGCCGACGACATCGCACTGTTCCTCACCGGCACGGACGAGGAGACCTTGACCAAGCAGGCCAAGCGCCTCTCCGACCGCGACGCCGACCGCAAGAAGAACGGCAACCAGGTGCCCCGTGAGGGCGCGACCAACACCAACGTCGACAGCAGCGAGCGTCAACTCGCTCGCGACCTGTTCGGCGGGTAACCCGAAAGGAGACGGCGATGGCCGTTCTCGGAACCAGCAACATCACCCTGCCCAAGAACATCGCCTCTGGCCTGTTCAAGAAGGCCACGACCGGCTCCGCCGTCGCCGCCCTCTCGGGAGCCGAGCCGCAGCAGTTCGGCGAGGTCACCCACATGACCCTGACCGGCCGCCCCCGCGCCGAGTACGTCGGTGAGGGTGCGGACAAGAGCCACACCACGCCGACCTTCGGAACCAAGGTCGTGACCCCGCACAAGGTGCAGGTCACGATGCGGTTCAACGAGGAGGTCCAGTGGGCCGACGAGGACTACCAGCTCGGTGTCCTCTCGGAGCTCGGCGAGGAGGGCGGCGTCGCCCTGGCGCGCGCACTCGACCTCGGCGTGTTCCACGGCATCAACCCGCTGACCGGCACGGCGATCTCCTCGATCGTCGCCGGCGATCGCATCGCCACCACGACCAACGCGGTCGAGCTGACCACGGCGACGCTGACCACGCCGGACCTGGTCCTCGAGCAGGCCGCCGGCCTCATCATCGCGGACGGCTACCAGCCCAACGGTGTCGCGTTCGATCCCTCGTACGCATGGACGATCGCGACCGCCCGTTACTCCGACGGTCGCAAGAAGTTCCCCGAGGTTGGCTTCGGTGCCAACATCTCAAGCTTCGAGGGCCTGAACGCCTACAGCTCGACCACCGTGTCGGGCCTGCCCGAGGCCTCGGCGAACACCAACGTCAAGGCGATCCTCGGCCAGTGGGATCTCCTGCGGTGGGGCGTCCAGCGTCGCATCCCCGTCGAGCTCATCAAGTTCGGCGACCCGGACGGCCAGGGCGACCTCAAGCGCAAGAACCAGATCGCCCTCCGCCTGGAGGTCGTCTACGGCTGGGGCGTCATGGATCTCGACGGCTTCTCGGTCGTCGTGGACAAGGTCGCCAACGTCTGATGGGCCGGTTCACCGACACCACGACCGGGGTGACCTTCTCTGTCGCTGACGAGAAGGACGACCGCTACGCCGGCGAGGGCTACAAGCCTGCCGACGCAGGGGACAAGCCCAAGCCCAAGTCGTCGACCCGCGGGTCGACGACCAGCAAGTCCGACAAGTAGCGCAAGGGAGGGGTCGTCATGGCTGAACCATTCGCGACCGCAGCGGATCTCGAGGTTCGCTGGCGGCCCCTCTCTGGCGACGAGCAGGCGACCGCCGCGGCACTCCTCACGGATGCCTCGGCGATCGTCCGCTCGGAAGTCAAGGACATCGACGAGCGGATCACCCTGCTCAAGTTGGACAAGGACATCGTCCGGGCCGTTGTCTGCTCGATGGTGAAGCGCGCGATGGTCGCCGGCCTCCAGGCTGGCGTCTCGGCGCAGCAGCAGAGTGCCGGGCCGTTCGCGCAGTCCCTCACCTTCACCAACCCTGCCGGGGATCTCTACCTGACCCGGGCCGAGCGTCGCCGCCTCGGCGGCGTCGCTGCTCGTGCCTTTGAGATCGACACCCGGCCTGCGCGCAGCGGCAACCACGCCGACATCTGCACCCTCAACTTCGGCGGCAACTACTGCTCCTGTGGCGCCGTGCTGACCGAGGGCCTGTACCCGCTGTACGAGACGGGCGGGCTGTGAGCTTCCCGACCCCCTGGACGGTCGACGTCCTGCGGCGCTCCAGCGGCGGCACAGACGCCCACGGGAACCCCGTGACGTCGTACGGAGACCCGGAGACCCACCGTGTCTACGCCATCGCCCCAGGTGGCTCTACAGAGCCGTTCGAGGGCAACCGTGACGCCGTGACCTGGGATCTGGACGTTCTCTCTCCAGCTCCCATCGCAGAGCCGCAGGACCGCGTCGTCGTCGCTGGCGATGTGTATGAGGTCGAGGGGCGACCCGACGACTTCACCCGCGGCCCGTTCGGATGGGCTCCCGGCTACCGCATCCGCCTCAACCGCGTGGAGGATCTGTGAAGCCCGTACGCATCGAGCTCAACAGCAAGGGCATCGAGACCATCCTCCGCAGCGAGAAGGTCCGTGCCGACCTCGAGCGCCGCGCACAGGCCATCGCCGACGCTGCAGGCGGCGAGCCGGAGGACTACGCGGTCAGCTCGCAGATCGGTGACAGCCGCGCGCGCGCATCGGTCGCTGCCGTCACGTACGCATCCCGCAAGGCCGAGGCTGTCGACCGCACACTCTCCACTGCGATCGAGGCAGGCCGTGGCTAACGTCGCGGCGTTCGTCGATGCCGAGGCGTTCCTGATCGCGAACCTCGCGATGGGCGTCCCCGTCTCGACGAAGATCCCCGCCGACCCCAAGCCCGCACAGTTCATCCGCGTGCAGCGCACCGGTGGGACTCGACAGAACCGCGTCTCGGATCGCCCGCTGCTGGCCGTCGAGGCATGGGCGCCGACAGCCCCGCAGGCGTCGGCGTTGATGACAGACCTCCGCTCGGCAATGGCCGCGCTCGAGGGGCGCGCCATCGCAGGCGTGACCGTCTACGACGTCGCCGAAGTCGGCGGGCCCGTCAACCTTCCCCACCCGACCGTGACCGACCGACAGCGGTACACGGCGACCTTCGAGATCCAGATCAGAGGAGTCCTCACATGAGCGACAACAAGGTCGCGGTCACGTTCTCCGTGCCGCACACCACGTTCGACGGCAAGGAGCACAAGGCCGACGCCACGGTCAAGCTCGATCCCGTCGAGGCCAACGAGGTCATCCTCGTCGGTCACGGCCGCTACGCCGACGACGCGCCCACCTCAACCACAGGCTCCAGGGCCTAACAGAAAGGACCGGACCTATGGCCAAGGTACTGGGCAACGTCCACGCGTACGGCGACTCCGCCGGCGCAGTCTTCGTCGCACCCAAGGGAACCACGATGCCCGTCGGGCTGGTCGCTCCGGCGGCTGCGTTCGTCGAGGTCGGCTGGATCTCCGAGGACGGCGTCAACATCGCCAAGGAGGTCGAGTCCTCGACCTTCCCCGCATGGCAGGGCGCGAAGGTCGTCAAGCGCAAGCCGACGTCCTCGTCCGACTCGTTCACCTTCACCGCGCTCGAGGAGAACCCGGCTGTCATGCAGCTGTTCCTCCCCGGCGCGACGGCGGTGACCGCGACCGGCACGACCACCATCACGCCGGCTGCTGGCCTCGTCGCCAACGAGCACGCCTTCGTCATCGACTTCCGTGAGGGCGCCGACCACAAGCGTTACAACGTGACGCTCGGTGCGGTCTCGGAGTACGGCGAGGTGCCCCACCAGAACGGTGAGCTGACCGCTTACCAGTTCACGGTGGAGATCCTGGAGTACACGATCGTCACCAACCT